CGTAAAGGGATGCACCCGGCTTTTTGTTGTGTTTGTTAATGTCAATACCAAAACTAAATATTTTAATTGGTTGGTTTTTCAATTCGTGAAAAAGTGCATAATAGTATTTGGTATAGTTGTATTTGGCAGTATCTTTGTATGAACCGATTTCACTTCCATTGGAATCCATAATAAAACACAATTCATTTGGCGTAGCATTATAATTACATAACAAAAACATATTATGAAATTATAACGAATATGTTTTTATGTTTTTTACTGCAAATTGAAAAATTGGCAAAAATCAAAATATGTTTATAACATAAAAATGGAAGTGGGAAAATGTCCGAAATTTCCCCAAAAAAATAAAAATTTGTATTTCACAATTGTAAAAAAATGGTTTAAAATGTTCCAGATAAAAAAGAATAAGTTGATAAAATCCGAGCTGCCAGACAAAAGAACAATCCTCAAAAAAACAACCGGTTATAATATCAGTACAGACAACATAGATATTAATACCACCATCAATTCTAATATTGGTGGCATCGAAAACTACGACGAATGCATTAAACAATTAAAAGAAAAGATTGCGATTATTGATAAAATCGAAGTAGACAGTTTCATTCAATTTGTAGATGATCCCAAATATAAAAATGAAGTTGGGCATGTATTAATCACAGAGGATGACGAAAAAACGATATATTTTTTAGATTCGAATACTGTTTTAACCATTACCACACGAGAATTGATGGAAAACAATAACTGGTATAGAGTCACCTTAGTCGAGAGTACCGAAAAACAATGTGCGTGTTGTTGTTCTTAAGATGAACACATTTCGCAGATCTCATCGTCATCATAATTACCTGTAGTTTGAACCTTTTCGGGTTCAATCGTAAATTGTTGCGCCTGATGCTTCGCGCGACGACGCAAATAATAAATACCGGTTTTTAATTGCTTTGTCCAAGAATAAAAATGCATAGACGTCAATGTATTGTAGTTGGGATCTTCAATCCAAAGATTCAAACTTTGACTTTGACAAATAAATGCACCGCGGTCCGCGGCCATATCAATGATATGTTTCATTGGCAATTCCCATACTGTCTTGTATCTTTCGCGAATCTCCTGCGGAATCATATCAATATGTTGAACACTACCATTGTTAGCAATGATATTGTTTTTGATCTTTTCGTTCCACATATCAATTTTTAGTAGATCATTCATCAGATATTTATTAATTACCACGAATTCGCCGGCAAGCGTCTTTCTGCTGTAGATATTGCTCGTTACTGGCTCGATGCACTCATTGAATCCCAAGATCTGTGAAGTAGATGCGGTAGGCATAGGTGCTAACAACAACGAATTGCGCATACCGTGGGTCTTCACCTTGTTTTTCAAATCGTCCCAATCATATCGCTCGTTGGTTGGATCAACCTTCCACATATCAAATTGTAAAATGCCTTGACTCGCAGGTGATCCCTCGAATGTCTCATATGGACCATCGATGATGGCCTGTTCCATCGACTGTTCGACCGATGCGTGATAAATCGTCTCAAATATATCTCGGTTGATCTTCTTGGCTTCGTCGGAAATGAACGGTAATCCCATCTTCATAAATACGTCAGCCAATCCTTGCACCCCGATTCCAATAGGACGGTGACGCATATTACTGTTCTTCGTCTTTTCGGTGGGATAGAAATTCACATCAATCACACGATTCAAATTGTAGGTAACAACCTTGGTAACATCGTGTAATTTTTGATAATCAAACGTCGCTACGAGCGATTCGGGATCGACATTCACAAATGTCGGCAGGGCAATACTTGCCAAATTGCAAACCGCGGTCTCATTTGAATCGCTGTATTCAATAATTTCCGTACAAAGATTGGATGACTTGATTGTACCCAAATTCTTTTGGTTTGATTTTTGATTGCAAGAATCTTTAAAGAGCAAATACGGTGTACCCGTTTCCATCTGTGCATCCAATATTTGAAACCACAATTCGCGTGCATTCATCACCTTTCTAACACGATCACCCATTTCATATTTCTTGTAGAGTTCCTCGAATTTTTCGCCATAAACGTCGCTCAGCCCGGGACATTCATCCGGACAAAGCAACGCCCATTTTCCGTTGTTCTTTACACGTTCCATAAACAAATCGGGAATCCAAAGGGCATAAAACAAGTCGCGTGCCTTGAGCTCTTCGTCGCCCTGATTTTTTCTCATTTGCAAAAACAGTTCAATGTCCGCGTGCCACGGCTCAATATAAATTGCAAAGCTACCATTACGTTTACCACCTCCATTATGCACCAGACCGTGCTCAAGTAAATAATTATGTTCATCCTTCATTTGTAAGTCGTAGACAATTCCTGAATATCGAACCGTCTTGATGTTATCAATTTTGATAAAAATAAAATCCTTGTAATTGATACCAATTTCTTGGTTGGTTTCTTTACTGAAATCCATCATTTGACCGATACGCAATTGCATTAGAAAAACCTCGTGGCGGAAATCGCGATTAATGATTTCATTACCCAGACCTCTCAAAATTGCCTTGATTTTGTTCACGGGGAGAAACAGCCATCTCTCGCCAATAATGAGTTTGTTTTCATTTTGACTGTTTACCAAGTTCGGATTAAAAAAATCTGTGTTGCGGAAAGGAACGTTCACATTCTTTTTCCAAATAATCATCTGTTCCTTGGTAACATTATCTAACATAAAAATCTCATAATCGACATTGTTCGTCTTAAAATAATTGCACACAATATCAATCTTCTCCTTGCTATTTACAAAATAGTTGTAATTCAAACTAGCATTGTATTTTTGGGTAATATCGCTTATTTGCAAAAAACTAGTGAGACCACTCAACAACAAGCCATAAATATAACATACCTCCTCAGTAAGTTCAGGAAAATCCATTTCGTAACTGGGTTTCTTGTACACAAGATAATCATTTACTGTCATTTCCTTGGCTTCTTTCCAGACGAACTGGCATAATCCGCGATCCAAATCATTGCAAATAGAATTCGGCGTGCTTGACTCATTCACATTAGTAATACTATACACCGGATGCTCGGGTGTAATAATCAACGGGGGTATCATATTGGACATTGTATACAATTCCAACATTTCTCCTTCGTAGGAGTGTTCCAATACATTTTGAATTGTTTCAATTTCACCATTCAGATTGAAAATGCGTGTAATGCCAGAAATGCAGTTCTTGATGGGAATTGCACCACTGGGGGTATAAATGAATGTCTTGGGGTGAACGCATTGATCGACGTATTTCGCGGTGTTGTTAAACACGCGCAACATTGGCACAATACCGTTCGAACTACCGTTTGTGCCGCGAATATGTGACCCCGAGGCACGAATATTATGAATATGCAAACCAATACCGCCCGCGTGCTTAGAAATGAGTGCACAATCTTTCAGAGTATTGTAGATGCCATCAATGCTATCGCTCTCCATCGAAATAAGATAACACGACGACAATTGCGGACGAGGTGTCCCCGAATTGAAAAGAGTGGGGGTAGCGTGCGTGAAATATTTATTGGACATATAATTGTATGTTTCCAATACACGAGCAATGTTGTCTCCGTGTATGCCGACCGCAACACGCATCCACATATGTTGCACTCTCTCCACAATTGTCTTGTTGATACGCATCAAATACGCACGCTCCAATGTCTTGAATCCAAAATAATCAATGAGATAATCACGATCATATTGGCACGCATTGTTCAATAATTCGGCATTGCCGCGAACCGTGTTAATAAAATTATCGGCAACCAACGGTGACCGCTGGTTGTGCTTATCAATATAATTGTATAAATCTTCCATAGTTTCCGAAAATGACTTTTGAATATTTTTATGATTGTTGGAAACAATGATTCTACCCGCCAATACATTGTATTCCGGATGAATCGATGACATTGACGCACATTGTTCGGCGGACAATTCATCGATCTTCACTGCGGAAATTTTATCATACAATTGATCAATTACCTTCATCGCCAAACTGGTATAATTGATTTTAATGTTGACTTCATTCCCCAGATTTTTAATTCTTTTCAGGATTTTGTCAAATGATACAACTTCCAATTCACCACTACGCTTGGTGACAAACATATCATTTTCAATAGTTGTATCCATATTCGTGTCGATATAAATAACATCAACTAGTATTTATATTATTTTTGTATTTAGTGTTATTTTTTTATAATACTATTATAATGGTAGACAAGCGTCACATTAAACTTACTTCAACACAATCTGTACCAATACGATACTTACCGCAAAATATCAGTAAAAAAGACCGAAAAAAACAGACGGCAAATCTTCGTAAATCACGTAAGCTTTACAAAAAGGGTGTTTATTATTCGAGACCCAAGATTGCATCCTTTCATTCCAAGCCATCTGGACATGTTCAAAATGCAATGAAAATGTACAATGTGGATAAAGTACGTCCTGATACAACTTTGGCACGTAAAACGGGCTGTTCCGTACGCGGATTAAAACAAATTGTCAAAAAAGGGGAAGGTGCATATTTTTCGTCGGGGTCTCGACCCAATCAGACCGCGCAATCGTGGGGATATGCACGCCTGGCGAGTGCAATTACAGGTGCAGGTGCATCGGTGGTCGATTTCTCCATTTTAGAAAAGGAGTGCAGTCCCAACAGTCGGGCTTTGCGTTTAGCAAGAAAAACACGAAAAAATAGATCTTAATTATTTTACACACACAACAGCACAAAATCATTTTTAGTTTCGGCAACGTAGCCGTAGACAAACTTGCCATCTAATTTGATAAATAATATTCCTTGTATTTATCAACCCCGTATCTGGAAATATAGTGCATTATCCGCATTGCGCACCCCAATGAATTTCCACTATGGCAATCATAATCCTTATCAATCTCCGTCATTATATTTACAATATCTTCGTTGTTACGTTCCATCATAAATCCTCTCTCCGAATTCGGTTCAAAATCGCGCAATACTTCCCATTTTCTGATACGATTCATTGTACTGTATGCCCAACTAATCTCGCGACGTGTACTCATACACGTAATAAATGAGAAATCTGCATCATCCGGGAAGGTTGGAAGAGTATCTGGCCAATCCCGTACATTTTCTATATAGATGGTCGGGGTCGTAGGGTTGATATTTCTACGAATGGTTGTTATAATTGACGATAGGGTATTTGCGGCCGCTACCATCTGGTTCTCTTGTCGTCTTGCTTGTTGAATTCGTGCATCTTCCTGTTCACGGAATCGTCGAATTCGCGCATCTTCTTCCTGTCTAGCACGAATATCTGCAACACGTCTGAGTACTTCGGATTGTAAAGGATTTCTTTCTGGTGCAGGTTGTGACAGTGACCCGCCAAACAGTGCAACTTCTCTAACGTTTGCAAAAGAACTTGTTGTTTGACGAATGGATACCCATTGGGTTGTAGTTGTAGGAGCAGCAGGAAGTGGTTTCGGTTTTGCGGTCGCGGCGATACGCCTGTCTTCTTCAATTTGAGATTTCAATTCCTTTGAGGCCTTTTTTTGAATGAGTTCTTTCAATGCTCTGTTCGAAATCAACGAAGAAATTGCAATAGGGGTTCTGGTAATAGGGCAAGTTCCCTTCTTTGTCAACCACTCTTCAATAGCAGCACGTTCATAACTATCACCATTGGGTGTCACCACTGGATCAACCATCAATTTTCCGGTTATCGTACAGTAGCAATATTGTGGTATAGTTTCATCCATTATTTGAGACTTGTCGTTCACTTCAGCTTGATTATCCATTGGTTGTAAATATATGATATTATCTGATATATTTACAAAAATCATTCAATTTTTTTAATTTTCAATCCAGTCTCCTTGTCTCGGAGTACAATATCTTCGTCTTCATTTCGGTTATTGAAATAACCCAAGATATCTCTCAATAATTCAGGAGGGCAGGTATCGGAAGGAATCAATATACCGTCTTTATCATATATAACGTGTTCATATGGATCATATTTATGATCTACTAAGATTTTCCAACGATCATTGTATCCGCGATTTTTCTTTGATCCGTGATAGTGATGTAATATCACTCCTGGAATGTAACCAATACGCAAATTTTTCATATTACTTTCATAATCTTTTACCGATTTGAAATAAGTATCTGTATTTTCAATATTCAGTGTTTTGTTTCCTTTGCCGATTAGACAATAGGATATTATATTATCACCCGAACCAAGAATTGCTTTGTCATAAATTCCTCCCATTTTCTCATAGGCTTTACGTGTACAAGCCCACGCAAATCCCGGATGCCAAAAGTTAATACCAGAAGAACAATACGGATTTTTTTTTGTGTATTTATAACAAAAGCTATTAAACACGGTCATGGCCATTTTTTGAGGGTCCATATCCACCGCGTGACTAAATATTTGCACAATGTCTTTACATCCATTTAACACCTTCAATGTGTCTTTTGCCCACGTCGTATTTTCAAATTCAATGTCCGCGTCGATCCACGCAAAAGCTTTCCAATTTGCGGGCAATAATTTTTTAACACCAATATTGATCATATTCTCCTTATGCCAAAGAGGATATTTACTGCGTATTTGTAAATGGCGCGGGTTTTCTGGATTGGTAATTTGGAATTTTTGGTTGCCGTACGCCAATTCCACAATATACAAAACAACATCGGGTTCGTCATTCAGCATACGTGTAATAAATTCCTTCGCCAAAATATAACGAATTGCATATTGACACGCATTGGAAATCACAATTATTACGTGCAATTTGTCTTCAATCGGTTCATTATTTGTGATAGCATCTTTAATTTCATTGCGCTCATAATTAATATAGTCGATCTCAATATTATTAATGACTGTCATTATTATACTTAAATATTTTATATTTTATATTTTGTATTTTAAATTAAATACAAAATAATTATAGAATATTACCATTTGCGTCCAATTTGATTAGACAAATATTATTCGCATTTGGCATATTTTTGATAATATGTGAATTTGAACTAGCATCTATTGTCACGGATACCTTCTTTTTTGTATTACGATGCTCGTATCCTGTAATTTTCTCTTGCTGTATTATTTCCCAAGTAGATTTTATTTTATGAATAGCAGATTGAAACCAATATGGATTACGTTTCACTAGTAAACAAGAAAATTCATCTAAATACCAGTATCGGATAGAGAGTAGTAAGTATTGATCTTTATTTGTTTCTTTTTTTGCTGTAATCCAATCATCTATTGTTTCGGACGAAATATCGTCGCCGTCATTGTAAATAGTAAACGACTCGGTTTTTTTCTCTACAGCCTCTTGATCGTATGTAATATAATTACGACCAACAAACGACAGGATAACTCCTTTACAGAAATGAGCGTCTGTCAATGAAAACGCTTTGAAATCTGAATATTCTTCAAATTCTTTGAAACGCGTTTCGACGAAATCGCATTCGTCCAAATTGCACGTTTCCATTTGGAGTTGCATTTGCGTCCAATATTCTTCTTTCGGTTGGTCGGTTATTTCACGATTTACGATGTTTTTAATCTCGATCAACCGCCCAAATTTCTTGGATTTCACGTCAACATTGATTCCGTCGGGGGATGCCCCAATAAACGTATAGTCCGGATGTTGAATACACCCAAAGTCTTTCACGGTTGTATTATACAAGTGTTCATAGATTTCAATAGAAATTGGTTCGTAAAAATTACCCCAGTCCATAGAATTTGATCGAACAAAATTATTACTGTTATGCGGTTTGCACTTTTCATAAATAATGCTATTTACTTGTGCTTCTGTTCCAAATATTTTCCATATGCTACTGGCAGTAAACAAATTGTGTCGAAATTCATACCATTCTGGTGTTTTCTGCTGAGGCTGTTTTACATTAGACAGGTAATTTATTTGTTTTGATATAGTAGCGATTTGTTCGGGTGTTTTATCGTCGCATTCAGTGCAAATATAGGACCGTTTTGGTATTTCAAAAATTTCAAAATATTCGTCACACAGATATTCGATGAACCATATCAAATCTTCGTGTATTTCTTCGTCTTTGAAAAACGCTACATCCTCTATCAAACTTAAATAAGTTGTAATCATATCTTCTGATAACATTTCATGAAAATATGGTTTGGACATTAGTATAACATTATTTTCAATATATTCATATATCAATTCATAAATGATCATTTCAATTTCTAAATAGTCATCATCGTTCATTGTATTAGTATATCAAATAAATTCCATATATTTTTCGCAATTAGATATTTGTCTATTCTATGATAACCGTTTTGGCGTAAGAGATTTCAATGTTGATACCCGCTTAGCGTCCATATTTTTCAAAGTAAAATTATTGGTGGTGTTATTGAAATGCAGCGAGGGAATACTAATAATTTCTCGGACTTCTTTGTCGTAATTCACATCTTTGGTTTTTTGCAGTTTGTTCTTGTCCAAGGATTCAATGAAGAATTGTTTGAGTGATTTGATATCTTTCATCGGAAGGTTGTGCTCCTTTCCATATTTTTCCGAAAATGCGTGCAACTTTTGTATCTTTACAGTTTTATCCAATTTATTCCAAGCTTCACTTTTGTTGCGAATCTTTTCTTTTTCCAGTAAATCGTCAATCATATTGTAATTGACCTCATTTCCATATTGAGTATTAGGTTTTTCTTGTGGCGCGTCTTGAGTGGGCGAAGGAACGGTGACACCATCATTCAAATTTTCTGTAATCTCATTATTCGATTTATTTGCAGAAAACATAATAATTTCGTGTTGTTTCTATATTAATATAAACAAATATATTTCTATTACCTTTTAAAATATTATTTATCATTCTCATTATTAAGATATTTAAAAAATATTTGTGTATGTTATAGAAATATGGATAATTTATCCACAATTATGATTGAAGATTTAACACCAGATATACAAAGGAAAAATAATATAATATTTGAAATAGTTAAAGAGAGCACGCCTATCAAAAAAATGCACTCCCATTATATAAACAACAATCCGATACCCCACTTTAATATTAATTTTAATATGTCTAATTCTAGTGAAAATAAAATATATTTTCACGTGTACGAAGAGAGCGATGATGGGTGTCAAAAACCTACCCTATTATCCCCATTAAATAAAGATTATCAATATTGTAAAAATGTTAAAGCGGATAATGTCACAACGAAGGATGATAATAGAACATATAAAAAACAAGTGAAATTTTCACAAGACAATCATTATTTTTTCATTCCGTCAAGAGATGAAACAAAAGATGTGAATCATATTTTATTTTGGAGCGATCACGATTTATTTGTATTTAGAAAGAAAAACATTTTAAATAATGTGCGCTACAATACATATAATGGAAAACGTTAAAAAAATAACCTACAATCAAGCAGATATTGTTTGCACAAAAAAAACGCCGCCGAAAAAAAGGATGATAACTTCTTCTCAAAAGTGGAATATTAATTGTGATGATACCACCGTTTCGCAACAATTGAATTATTTGTACGAGATTTTATCAGAAAATATTGTTCATAAAGATCAATGTTCTCTCATAATACAAAATATCAACCAAAAAATTTCTGGATACAGACACCAGGATGAAGTTAAAAAGATATATGACGAAGAAAAATTCATTGATTTCAAGTACGTTGTAAAGTTATTGGTAGACTCGGGACTCGTATGTTATTATTGCAAAAATGAAACGAAATTATTTTATGAGATGGTTAGAGAACCAAGTCAATGGTCTTTAGATAGAATAGATAATAAGTTTGGACACAATCGTGAAAATTTATTTGTATCTTGTTTGTCTTGTAATTTACGGCGCAAGACAATGTATCACGAAAGATTTGCATTTACCAAACAAATGAAGATTGATAAGATAAATTAGAATTTAATTGCTGTCTATGAGTCCATGCGCCATTTTCCATAGAGAATCCACGAAGGGGGGATATCTCCGGAGAATATTTAGAGAATAACCTTGTATCAAGATATTTTATAATATTATATGGATAATACTGAATCAATAGAGGAATCAAATATAAATGAAACAGATGAAATGGATATGACCGACCCACAAGAATCTCAAAACCTAGACGCTATTGGTGATGGAGAGGTTGGTAGTTTCAATGAATTAATAATCAAGGACAAGAAAACCAGTACTTCTACAGAAGTTGATCTTGAGCATACAAAAAAGGCCGTCGATGCATTGGTTGGACCTACAGAAACGTTAACCGAAGGCGGAAAAAGAAAAAAGCGCACAAAGAAAAGGAGAACAAAATCCAAAAATTCGCGTAAATCCAGGCGTCAAAGGAAAACAATCAAGAAATAATTTTATATTTTTCGTTGGGACAAATATAAAATGAACCCTCGGTATAATAATAATGACAACTTATACAAAATTTCCCATCAATGAGAACATCGAAACAAAATTGGATTATTTTTACGAAACAAAACAAATCCCAAATATTATATTTCACGGTGCTTCCGGAACAGGTAAGAAAACGATCATATTCGATTTTCTATACAAAATATACGACAACGACAAACAAAAATTAAAATCCAACATAATGATTGTAAACTGTTCTCACGGCAAAGGAATAAAGTTTATTCGCGAAGAATTAAAATTTTTTGCAAAAACGAATATACAAACCAACAGTGGTGTGATGTTCAAATCCATTGTATTATTGAACGCCGACAGTTTAACTAATGATGCTCAATCGGCGCTTAGGCGATGCATTGAATTATTCAGTTTCAATACCAGATTTTTTATTGTGGTTGAGAACAAACACAAATTATTAAATCCGATCCTATCCAGATTTTGTGAAGTCTATGTTCCCGAGTGCATACAAAACGGAAAAGTAATCAATTTACATCAATTCCATTTGAATGAAAAATTTGGCAAAGATGACACTAAAGAAATATTTAGTGGTTTTATCGCAGACAAAATGCAGAAATGCAAAACGCTTCATAAAGATAAAAATCTCTCGCATCAGCATCTGGCAAATTTAGCTTTAGAAATATATGAAAATGGATACTCTTGTTTAGATTTAATGAATTATATCGAAGAAACGGATTTTATCCATCAAATGGATCACAAATCAAATATACTTTTGTGTTTTCATAAAATCAAATTAGAATTCCGTTGTGAAAAATTATTAATTTTGTATATGCTAGATTTTATGTTTTTACGTTTAGATACAAATTTGAAAAATGTGTCGTTTATATAAATAAAAAATGGACGATTTTGTCTTATCTAATTTACAAGAATCTAGAAATGAATGGTGCAGTCGTTTAATAAGTATTTTTTCACCTCTTTTAATAGAAGGCGTTCGTTCTATATTTAACGAATCTTGGAATTTGTGCGTTGCAAATAGCGAGCCGGAAAAATATTTGATGACGTTTCAGAATTTACTTTCACGCGTTCCTAAATGGAACAGCGTTATTATTGAAGACGAACGTAATCGCATTGTACAGCGCAGTGGTTGCAACTACCTGGAGGATCTTATCACTTGTGTGCATATTATTCAACTTAAAGTACTTACGTGTATACGAGTGGGCAATAAACAAAAGAAGATCGATATATCGATTCCCAAATTAGACCATTTCATTCACAAGGTTTACATTAATGTTGCGCGTAAAGTGTATACAAATACATATTTATTCGAAAAGAACATAACACCGTTACAAATGCAAAAAAATAACCGCGAATTAGAAATTATTGTTCAAGACTGCATTTTAGTTACTATCCGTGAATCTATTCCTACCGAAGATATCATTCGTGCTTATATGGATGAATCTGTTGAACACGAAGAGACGGTTACGATTGAAAACTTGAATGATACCGAGCTCGCCAAGATTGCCGAAGAGAGCAAAGAACCGGAAAAGAAGGAAGATGATAAGAAAGAAGAACCCGAGGTCGTCCCCTCTATCCGTAACATCAATGAAGAAGAAGTGGTTACACGATTGACATTCAATGATGTAGATACAATGATCGACGCCAACAACCAACGAACCGATGTAATCGTAAGTAAAGATATCGACAATTTAGAAAAGATTGCAACCTCCAATGCTATTCAACGTAAATTGGAAGAAGAAGAAGACGATATGGAAGAACGATTAAAAATACACACAGACGATTTTGTAGAGCTGGACGGTTTCGAATCTTTGGATGAAAAGAAGGATTCATTCAATGACGACATCATTTTGAATGATATTGTCGAATTGTAATAAAATTTGCGTTTATACAGTAATTATTATAATTATTATAATAGTATAGTAATTATAATGGAAAAGGTCTTTATTTTAGCCACTTCGGTGACTTTATTATATTGTTTGTTTAAATTTTTAGAAATGAAATTCGTGGAAAAGAGAATAGAGCCGTTGAAAAATGTCGTACGTGAATCTATCTTTGTTTTTGCAGGTTGCTTAATTTGCGGCTATTTTATCATTGAATATGGAGATAAAATTGACGGTCTCTTTAATGTGATTACCGAGACTAAAGTATTCAATGAATCGGCAACGCAAATATTCACAGGAACGCCCGATTTTTAACAATGACACAAACATATTTCCGGAAGTTCAAACATCATTTCAAATTTAGATGTATCTAAATAGTTGCCACAAATACTACAATTTGTACCCCCGATATTACATCGCGGCGTACGTCTGGATATAAATACCCACTTTTGATCCTTATCGTAGTTTTCCATTGAGAAATTGCCCCCGTTTTTACGCGATATTGCACCATTGATTTCATTCAATACTTCCTTACGCTTCTCGGCTAATATTTTAGCGTATTCCAAGGATGTATTGTCGTGAAATAGATATTTCTTGATAAGATTCAACGGATCGTAATTAACAAATCGCGATAGGGTTGTGTTGATCATTTTATTTAATTTTTCTGAAATCAGGGTTGCCATTTTTATATATATTGTATATTTTAATACAATACATATTTTTAATTCTTATTGTTTTTGATCAGTATAATTTGGTCTGGTGCACCATCAGTAACAGAATAATCATCGTTTCTTAAAAACATATACCCCGGTTTTACCAATTTGAAAATATCGTATTCTGTAATGTCTCTCCAATCATAGTGCATTTCGGGATATATCGGATGATCTGGTTCGCACCCGCACGTACCCGATTTTCCCAACAAACGACAATCATCAATAATAATTATATCGTCATAAGGGCGATATTTTAATATTTCTAACTCAAAAAGAAGTGGTGTTTCTTCATCACCAAACGATGTCAACTTACCAGAATAATGTGCGTCTAAAAATATGGTGACTGGTTCTTGTATACCGTTTAATAATTCGGGTAATATTTTTTTTGAGTCACCTAAATGCATTTTAACGCTTGGTTCTTCTTTGAATTGTTCAACGTTGTAATCATACCATTTTTCAGACAATTCAATCGAATGAATCGCCGAATAATTATTCAACACCTTTTTAATACCGTCTCCTAAATAAGTACCAGTTTCAATATACTGGTTTGTTTTAACAGTATTGGTTGTTGTATAAACGTCGTCTTTGATGTTTGGCATATATATGTAATTCATACTTTAATTGATGTTATTTAACATATTTCAGGCATAAATTGGGAGAGCATCAATGTTCATTATATCAACGTTATCTGGTTTTTCACATAAAAATTGACTGAAAAACGGTTTTGATAACTGTTTACTTGGGAGGTGGTTATTTGCTGTACGTGCAATCATCTTATACAATTTAAAATTATGATATCGCTCTTCACCATTCTTCTTATACAACATATTTTGACCGTTATCATCCAAACACCATTCATAAATAATTTTTTGCAGTTTATTCATTTTTTTGGGTTCAATCATATTATCGATATCAAATAAAAAATCAAATATAGAACAACCCAAACGACAGATATCAAAACTGTAGTTCGGATGAATTAATGGTTTTTTAGTATCATAATACGGGGGAAAATTATACTGCCCATTGGCATCGCCACAACGATCAAAGCTATCACTGCAAAATATTTTTTTCTGAAAGGTATAGATACTACGTCCGAAATCAATTAATTTTATGATCCGACCATAGGTGGGTACTTTGTATGTTTTTCCTTTATACGAATAATATAAATATTCAATCGTTGTATTTACATACATTATGTTGTTTGTATGAAGATCATTGTGTGTGAATTTGAACATTTTTTGGTATGCTATTAAAATCATAATAATTTGCATCAAATAACTCGCTCCATTATCAACGTCGATCAATTCCTTTTCAAACAAGTCATCTAATGTTCCATCGCATCTTTCCATACAAATCATCTGTATCGGAAAATTATCAATGTACGCAAAAACGTTTTCGTTGATCTCATCATTGATGTCACTCCAATCTTCGTCGTCGTCCTCACCGTCATCCTCGTCATCGTCGTCTTCCTCGTCTTCCTCGTCATCGTCGTCATCGTCGTCATCGTCGTCATCCTCGTCATCGTCGTCTTCCTCGTCATCGTCGTCTTCCTCGTCATCATTTATATCACAAATTGAATCTAATATCAAATCATCATCAACTAAAGTGGTAAATACCGGTTTTTCTCTTGTATAAACTTCGTCAATCGTGCCAATTTCTTGTAATTCTTCTACGGGCAATTCAGAGATATCCAAGTCAACCAATGAGGCCGAATGTAAAAGATGATTGTCATCTTCAATTTTTAATTTCATCTTGTTGCATCTCGAACCATTATTTAAAAACTGTTCAGATTTGTAATTGACTACCGCATAATATTTTTTAATATTTTCAACAAAAAATTTGGAATCGTTCAAATAATCCAAATCGTCCGAAATGTTCATTTTGAATTTTTCTTGTATGCCTAGAAATGTGCCGTAAAAATCCATACCGTGAATAAAATTATTTTCGTTTAAAACCTTGCTGGTCAAAAAAGTAAAAAAACAATCGGTATATGATGCATTGTTGTAAGACAGTAATTTTGGCATACATATCGTTTCATTGGTGAAAATAGAAGGCAATGCCCGTGTTTTAGAATTTTCGATTTCGTATTTACCAATCATATACCTAAGTGGGTCTAAAAGAGGTGAAAATTTTATAAAGATGTCCTTATTGATCGTTTCATTTGTGGAAACATTTCGTATGGTATTTAAATTGACAATGGCGTGTTTATGATTCATTGAAATTTTAGAATAATTGTTCTCATTCATTTCGAAAAACTCGGCATAAATGGGGTTATATGTCTGTAAATTTTCAATATTGAACGGTTGGTAATTCACTTCAATATCTTCTTTTTCAATAAATTGTTTGTCGATGTTGGAATACTGTTTTTTGAATTCTTCTAAATCTATTAGGGGGATTTTCATATAATTTAATGAAAATTTAGAAGGTTCTTTTTGCATAAATGATTTTATAATTATTCATTCATATATTTTTCGAATCATATAAACGATAAATATATCCTTTGTACGTTTAAAAATGAGTTTATATATTATACGTTATTACATAATAATAATATGACTTTAGAGCTTAAGAAATTTGATATGAGATCTATCACATTTAAACCGGATGAAAACAAAGGACCAGTAATTGTAATGATCGGTCGTCGTGATACAGGCAAATCATATCTCGTGAAAGATTTATTATTTTATCATCAGGACATTCCTATTGGTACAGTCATATCAGGCACAGAAGCCGGAAATGGATTTTACGCAGAACATATACCCAAGCTATTCATACATGACGAATACAATACGGTACTAATTGAGAACGTATTGCGTCGTCAAAAATTGGTACTCAAACAGGTCAAAAAGGAGATAGAGTCTTACAAGAAGACTACCATTGATCCTAGAGCATTTGTCATTTTAGACGATTGTTTGTATGATCAAACTTGGACTAAAGATAAAATGATGCGTCTTCTTTTTATGAACGGACGTCATTGGAAAGTAATGCTTATTATTACCATGCAATATCCTTTGGGTATTCCACCCAATCTTCGTACAAACATTGACTATGTTTTTATTTTAAGAGAACCCTATTTAACCAACCGAAAGAGAATATGGGAAAATTATGCCAGTATGTTTCCAACATTAGAAAGTTTTAATGCAGTAATGGACCAAACAACTGAAAATTATGAATGTCTCGTCATTAATAACAATGCCAAGTCCAACAAATTAAATGATCAGATTTTTTGGTACAAGGCTGACTCACACGGAGATTTCAAATTAGGTTCTAAAGAATTCTGGCGTTTGTCCGAGGATCTTGGATCAGATGACGATGAGCCATACGATCCCAGTAAAAATGGTAAACGAGCGAAAACCAACATCAATGTCAAAAAATCGAGTACAACAAATAAATGGAATTAAACCAAATAATGTTTTTTGGGTCAAATGACATAAAAAAATCGCACCTTTTAATTACAAATGTCGGATACGAAGCGTTTTTATGTAGACAACATCCGCATCGAAAATTATGATCAGGTGGAATTAGATAGAAAATATATCCACATTGATGTTCATACTAAGCCCAATTTCAAGCAATATTTTGGTACATTAAAACTCAAATACATCAACGAAAGCAACCACTTTTTCTTTTTGTTGTACGACGATGAGGGTAACGAACGTCGGTTTTTGTCCGATCAATGGAATGTGCACTTTTTGAACCCGGTTTACGAAAACTTACCTTTGAAAGAAGCGGTCGGGAAGATTGCCGTACCCATTATCGTGATATGTTATAACAATCACAAGTATGTCGACAATATGGTAAAGAAAATTATCCAGGTTAATCCGGATCTCAGAACCTCCATCATCATTATGGACAACAACAGCGACAACAGCAATACTCAAAAGTACCTACGGGAAAATATACACGACGTCATTATTGTTCATAATAAGCAAAACAATGGTCCGTGGGTGGATATCAATCGTAATTGGTATTTGTATGACATTATGCCAGATAAGTTTATTTTGACCGACCCCGATTTGGAAATCAACGAAAATTTACCAGCGGATTTCGTCGATATTTTGTGCGAACTCATCGACGAATACGACTGCTCTAAAATCGGGTTTGCCTTAGAAGTAAAAGATAGCGACAAGATGTACAACGATTACAACTATTTTGATAACAAGAGCATTTGGCAGTGGGAGTCCACGCATTTCTGGGATGAAAATCACCGTTTCGAACATCCCAAATATGTTTTGTATCGTGGTGGTATTGATACCACATTTGGTCTTGTCTGTAAAACGCGTTTACATAGTGGAAATGACTATATCAATATACGTGTAGCCGGTGATTTTACGTGCCGCCATTTGCCGTTTTACGTGGACGATCCCCTCTTCACAGTATACGATCGTTTTGTTTACAAGAACAAGTCCATTTTCTCGACAATGGGGGCGGTTTACAACCGTTACATCGAGGAGAATTTTGCCCAAATCTCAAAAAATGAAGAGATATTGTTGATTCCCAAAGACGATCCCAATATGAGTCTGTGGGAAAAGGATACGGATGAAGACTGGCACATCCGCGGATGGATGGATCATCACTTAAACAAAGACAAAAATTTGCTTATTATTGGAGAAGATATGGGAAAATGGACACTGTATGGTTCAAGAAAGGCCAATCAGGTATTTACCTTCAATGTTCGTGATGAATTTAAGGAGAGTTTGTATAAGAATGTAAAATATAACTGTGATAATGTATGTCTGTTGGAAAATGTAAACATCGATTACCATTTAATAGATAAAATTGTGGATGACACTATTGCTAACAAAATCATTAATGTTCCGTTTAATAATATAGATTCTCCGGATAAATCAGACAAGATACTGGATAGTATTATGCTGAACCATTTGGGTATGATTATTATTAATATGCGCGGAGAAGAACAAGACGTAGTGAAATATTACACTGATATACGCGATAGTTTTGTTCAAAATTCCAGCAATCCTTTAAAAAAAATCGCTTGCTATGTGATGTTCGATTATTCTAAATGGAAGAATGAAGCACATTTTATTTAGTTGCTTGAACCGACGGAGAATAACGTTAGTGAATCCGTCTGATAAAATAATAAATAAATAATCAATAAATAATATAATAATTATAATATCATAATTATTATATGATTCCACAAGAGACCAAAGATAAAATTTCATCTTTGCGTGTTCCTATTATTATTGTAAGTCACAACAACCACAAATATGTGGAGAATACCATAGAACAAATTCAAACTATCAATCGCAACCTGATGTCATCGATTGTTATTATGGATAATAACAGTGATAATATTGACACTCGTGAATATTTGGATAGAAATACGCATAATGTTATTATTGTAAGGAATACCTGCAACGAAGGACCTTGGATTAGTACACATAAAAATGCACACTTGTTTGCTATTTTACCAGATCGTTACATTATCACCGACCCAGATTTAGAATTTCATCCAGATATGCCCTCCAATTTTGTCGATATATTGTGTGATGTCCTTGAAAAATACCCCAGTAAAAAAGTGGGCTTAGCTATTTCCGTGGCAGATTACGGCGATTTTTATCCTTATCCGGATTACCAGCAAGGTAGAAGTATTTACGAATGGGAATCGCAATTTTGGCACTCGTCGTGTAAATTTACGGTTACTAGCAACAGATACGACAAGGAAATTGATGCATATAGTACAGATATTGATACAACGTTGGCATTATATAACAAAACATTTATGAATACCGCTGGATGGTGGTCATACGATGGAATACGTTTAGCGGGTGATTTTACGTGTCGCCATTTACCGTTTTACAAGGAGGATTACATTATGACCGTATATGACAAATACAATCAATATACAACTTCTAAATTTTCTTCGATTGGGCATTTTGTTTTGAGATACATTGACGAAAATTACGATATTATACGCGATAAAGATGGATGCGTATTATGTTTTCGTAAAAAATAAAGTGATAGAATTCAATATGTATCACTTTATTCTGTAATTATGGAATAACTTTACATCCCACCGGGAAATTTGACAAGATTAGCGCCGATACCGAATCCAGCACCGCCGCGAGCACTTTGAGCCATAGAGGGAACGAAGACGTCAAGAACACTAAATGTCGCAGCCGCAGTCAAGGCGATGACAACGACTTCTTCAACATTAAGGCTCTTCTTGGGGATGGCATAGGCCGCGATGGCAACCATAATACCTTCAATGATGTATTTGATGGCGCGTTTAAGGATTTCGCTAAAATCAAACATATTGCTCATTCTACTTATATTATAATGCAATAAAAAAAAGTTCAATAATTAATTTTATAATAAATTACTTAAATATTGATAGTAAGAATATATATTACTAAATGCCATTTGAAAAAAAAATTTTGGACGACGGTAAAGAAAATCCTAAATACATCGATCTGTGCGATGAAGACCCCCCAATTTCTGGGCAAAAATTTGTGTGTGTTTCTTTTATTTCACCGGAAAATATATTGAAGAAGAGGGAACATTTTCTGTTCGATGAGTTTGTCAAACAGTGGGATTTAACTAAATCTATGTCTAAATTTTTTGATTTTTTGAATTTTCTTTCTTACAAGTACAACCTAAAGATTGAGGATACCTCTAAAGATTTCAACGACTTTATCAAGGAAGAGGAAGAAAATTTACGTAAATCATCGATTGAAGACGACTACAAGAATTTCTTAGATAAGAACGAAGAAAAGCTAAACGCCGAGTTTCAAAAGAATCATTCTTTTCAGACCAGTATTCGTGGTCTTAAAGTGCGAGGTGTTTTTCCTACGCAAGAAGAGGCCGAATTAAAATGCAAAAAATTACGCGAGGTCGATCCTAATTTTGATATTTTTGTTGCTCCGGTTGGCGTGTGGCTTCCCTGGCATCCTGATCCGTATAAGACAGGTGAAGTGAATTTTATGGAGGAGCAATTGAATGAGTTGCATCATCAGAAATTGAAGAACGAAGAACGAGCGAAGAAGGAATTTGACAAGCGTGTCTTGGATGCAAAGCGTGATGCAATTAAGAAGAACATTGAGTTGGCACAAAAGAGTAATAATGTGTTGACCCAGACAATCGACGAAGATGGTAATTTAGTGGGTGTACGCGAGACAGTAAATTTCGAGGATCGTGAAGTTGCGGAAGACAAGAATGAGACGAGTGATTTTAATTTGAAGAATGAATTACTGAAATAATTTTGGGTAAATAAAAACCGCTAGATTATATATAATGAGTTTGCGCGTTGCAAATATTTATTTTTTATTGTCTATTCTGATTATTGCATTGATTCTTTCCCAGCTATTTTCGTTTGGATACGCTATGGAAGGACTTGATTCGCATATTTCATATTTACCGGCAGAATTTTTTCCGAGTAGCGATAGCAATTTTAATTCACGTTACAAGAATGGTTAAATTTAGATAAAATATCATCATATTTTATATAATGTCTGTTTCATCTGTTATATGGAGTAAAATTACACCAAGTCAACTCACTCTTACTTCGGAACAACGCCGTAAAGGTGGAAATTTGTTTTTTATGCCGAACTTTGTAAGAAGGGTTTATAATCCTGATGTGGCAAATGGGGTTGACGTATGCAACACGAAATATCCTCAAAGTAATCCATTTCTACCAAGCCAAGAATATACCACTTGTTTAGATAATAATACAAATCGGGGTCAAACGGTGGGTGTTGTGGCCAATACTTTACTTGCACCGGATAATAGTAACACTAGACGACTTTTTTCAAATCGTCCAAGATACGGCGGTCGTCGCAGCAAAAAAAACAAACAATCAAAACGTAAAGGAGGAAAAAGTCGTAAAGCGCGCAAATAGTCTCGAAAATGTAGCCGTAGACGGAGTTGTCGAGACACACGGCGTAATGTTAGTGATGTCGTGTTTATGGTTTTTCAATAATAAAATGGTTATTGAAAAAAATCGTTAATTAATATAAATGCTATTTGACAAATATCTATCCTACAAAACAAAGGTGATCATATCTGTTATTTGCGCCGGTCTATGGATTTTTTTCCGAACCTCGGACTGTTATTCGCTTATTCCGCGAATGCATATTTTTCCGGTGATTTTTGTTATGATTTGGACGTATTTGAATTACTATGAGCCGTTGTTTTTACCCATTGGGTTGAGTGTTTTGATTGTATACACGAAATGGAAACCTATATTAAGGGCAAGTTATAAGAATGTATTTTCTGTCTAATCCAACGTCACTGTTACCATAAACGCTTCTCCACCAATCGTGATATTGGTTAAGAGTAGTAAAATAATAGATAGTTTCCCCGTTTTCAAGAACATATCCATACGTCGGCAATCCATTCCCCAAATTATCGTGTATCATTCCGCGCACCACACCTACCCAAGTTCCGTTAAGATTTACTTTGATCATTTTATTATGCATACCTACAATCGTTTAGAAGTATTTCAATTTTATACAGTACTTGAAAATACCCAATTCAAATCGTTGCACACCTTTTTCCAAATCATATCCTGTTCCAATTGTTTGTCGCGATCTTTCATCAAAGGGATATAAGGCAAATACTGGGTTTGATCCAACAACACACACAATTGATACAATGTATAGGTATAATTGAAAAAATTTGTTCGATTCGCCGGGCAATGAATGGCCCATGGTTTTTGTATTTCAATGAACAAAACACACAATGTTTCGTGCAGTTCTTCACACATAATCGGTGGTTTAACCCCGAAAATTGAATTAATATATTGAATATGTTCAAAATATTTATTGAAACCCAATTTGCGTAATATATCGCGCATTTTATCGTAATTGATTTCCTTGGCAATATCCGTAATACGCTCTTTTTTGATGCGATTGCGGATTGCGTCGATGACGTGATCTGGGATCTGGGTAGTTTCTTTTGCTTGAAATTGAGAGAGTATTTCTTTAAAATGGTTAAGACGAATGTATGCCGTATATGACACTTCATTCGGAGGTTCTTTGTTAGAAGGTTTTGAACTATCCACAATATAAGTAACAAACGATCCACACGAGAAATTGTTACAAATAAGAATACCTTCTTCGTCTTGAGGAATAAGTTCTCCTTTTTTACATATCAAACAAACATCGGTAGGAAACGCAAAATCTTGGATATTCACGATTTCATTGTTCACATTTTTCCAGTAATTTTGGTACAATTTCTTTGACTGTTTGTATTTGGTACTGTTTAGGTTTGCCGATTCGTCGGTGGTTGCTTTTATTTTAAAAAAGGTATTGAGAACATTTACATTTTTATTGTTGTCGCCAGTAGAAATATTCTTTTTTTCTTCAAAGTAATCGAAAATGTACTTGGAATTTTTCAGGAAATATTCTTTTTTTTGATTGTTAAGTTCTCGTATGTCCCGTTTGATCGTATCCAATTTGTCTTTGGCATCTAAAAAATCTTCAATTTGATTGTCTTTTAATGACTGTATATATAATTTGATATTCTTCTTTTCTTCATACAATTTTGGTATGATCTCTGTCTCATTTTTATGAAATTTTTGTAACATTTCTGTGTGCATTTTATCAATTGAATGTAATGATTGTACATTTTCTTCCTTTTTTTTTAAAGTCATAAATTCATAATATATGGGAATTTATTTATTTAAACCGTTTTAATGGGTTTTTCTTTTCTACATCAAATGTGGAAAAACTCGAGTTATTTAGTAAAAATAATTATATATACTGGATCACAATAATGGATAATATACGTATGGATAAAATAACATTTCATAAAATGTCATTTATAATAAATGCTTTAGAAAAGGGGTGGACAGTAAAGAAACAAAACGACGAATATATTTTTTCCAAGAAGCACGAGAACCGCCGGGAAATTTTTAAAGAATCCTATTTGCGTCAATTTTTAGAGTCCAATATGCAGTTACCGGAAGTGAAATAATTTTTAGAGAGATCGACGTGCAACAAGATGGAATTGTCCGATAGATCAGTTTCATCTTTTCCGCGATCGGATTTATTTAAAAATATATAATGATTGAAATATGCATCACTGGTGTTGACTTCATACATTTTGTGTCCGCTAGTTATGATATGCACTGAATATGTAGTTATGTGTTTTGGAATGACAATGTTTTTTTCACGACCCTTTTCAAAACCACGGCAAGTGAATATGTTCAAAAAATTACTACCGTCGGTGGGTAAATTTGTAGGATTATAAAAATTTTTACACGATAATTTGAAACTACCTGTGTTGTTGATATCGATGTTTTCTTTTGCTATGAGGTGGTCCAAGAAAAGCGGTATGGTCGTTTTCTGCTGAATATTGATGTATTCATCAATATCGAATAGTCCAATGTATTTAGATTTCCTGAAAGCATAAATAGAATGATTCTGTTGCGTAGTTTGTCCACTTAATCCACTTTGTTTTAAAATATACGGATAGGTCCACCGAATCAATATTACTTGATTTTTAATCATATAATCGCATAGCAACGACGATAATGTATCTTCTTCATTATTATCATATATTATAAATCGTTGTATACCTAAAATCAAATGAAAATCAATCCACTGTCTTATGTATTTATCTTCATTCTTAACAATCGTCGAGAACAGATACTCATTTTCAAAACAAGGATATTTGTTTATTTTCGTTTCTATGATTCTTCCATTGATGGATAATTTTATATTTTCTTCATATTCCGTAGCTAGTGTATAAACATAGGTATGTTTATGGTTACAAATATGTAAAGAAAAATGCTTATGATCGTTTGATGGTGAAATATAATGAATGGTTGGCGGTGCGGACTCCTGTGGTATGATAATAACAATAGTATTATCATCATTGTGAAATATGTCATAAATATTGTATGTTGGAATGTAAATTGGCTGTAACGCTTGACAATAGTGACAGCTATTGTCTAGAGAAAACAAAGACATATATCTTACATTTACATTATCTAAAATACAAAGATAGTATTTTTATAAGAACAATTTAAAATATTATCTGTTTAAAGCGAATATGGTATATAAATAATCATACATAATTATTTCTGCAGTTAACCCATTGCTGTATCAATTAAAATAAAAAACTTTTTCCGAAATTATTTTCTTTAGGGATAGTATATAATAAGAAATGGGAGGTGCTTTGATGCAATTGGTTGCTTACGGTGCGCAGGATGTTTTCCTCACGGGAACTCCTGAAATTACTTTCTGGAAGGTGTCCTACAGACGCCACACTAACTTCGCGATGGAATCCATCGAACAAACTTTCTCTGGCCAAGCCGACTTTGGTCGCCGCGTGACCTGCACGATCTCCCGTAACGGTGATCTCTGCTACCGCACTTACCTCCAAGTCACTCTTCCCGAGATCAACCAAATGATGAACCCTGCCCCCACCACTGCTAACGTGTCTGACGGTGTCTATGCCCGCTGGTTGGACTACATTGGTGAGCAACTCATCGCCCAAGTTGAGGTTGAAATCGGTGGTCAACGCATTGACCGCCAATACGGTGACTGGATGCACATCTGGAATCAACTCACCATGAACGAGGAGCAAAAGCGTGGCTACTTCAAGATGATTGGCCACACCACTCAACTCACCTACATCACTGACCCCGCCTTCGCCAACGTCTCTGGCCCTTGCGCGGCGGCTGGTGGCCCTGCTCAAGTGTGCGCTCCCCGCAACGCGCTCCCTGAGACCACCCTCTACATCCCCTTGTTGTTCTGGTTTTGCCGCAACCCCGGCCTTGCCCTCCCCTTGATTGCTCTCCAATACCACGAAGTCAAGATCAACATTGATTTCCGCCCTATTGGTGAGTGCCTCTGGGCCGTCAAGACCCTTGGCGCGACCTCTGGAACTCAATCCCTCACCCAAGCCTACCAACAATCCCTCGTTGCGGCTTCCCTCTACATCGACTATATCTTCTTGGATACCGATGAACGCCGCAAGATGGCGCAAAACCCCCACGAGTACCTCATTGAGCAACTCCAATTCACTGGTGACGAATCCGTTGGCTCTTCTTCCAACAAGATCAAGCTCAACTTCAACCACCCTTGCAAGGAATTGATCTGGGTTGTTCAACCCGATTCCAACGTGGACTACTGCGCGTCTTTGGATGCCTCCACTGCCCTTTTCCGCACCTTGGGTGCTCAACCCTTCAACTACACCGACGCGATCGATGCCCTCCCCAATGCCATCCACGCTTTTGGTGGCCCTGCGGAGACCTCCGGTGCTAACAACTTCATCAACACCACCGGCCTCTTCCAAATGCCCGGTGCTGCTGATACCGCCGCGCCCACCACTGCCCAAGTGTGGGATGGCTCTACCACCGCTTACCTTCCCTTCGACTCCCAAGCCGGTGCTCCCCAATCTGGCTCTACCGTCTCCGATGCCGGCACTTTCGTGCTCTCCGAGACTGCCCTCGACATGCACTGCTGGGGCGAGAACCCCGTCGTCACCGCTAAGCTCCAACTTAACGGCCAAGATCGCTTCTCTGAACGTGAAGGCTCTTACTTCGACGTGGTCCAACCCTACCAACACCACACCCGTGCCCCCGATTGCGGCATCAATGTGTACTCCTTTGCCTTGCGCCCCGAGGAACACCAACCCAGTGGCACCTGCAACTTCTCCCGCATTGATAACGCCACCCTCCAATTGGTGCTCTCTGCCCCCACCGTTGCGGGCACTGCCACCGCCAAGGTGCGTGTGTACGCCGTTAACTATAACGTGCTCCGTGTGATGAGTGGTATGGCCGGCGTCGCCTACTCCAATTAAATGCATATATGCAGTCATATGTGTCATTTTTACATTGTAGTAGTTTTTGATTTCGTTTTTTAAAAACAAACAATAATATAAAGTAAAAAAAAACTTTATATTATTTTTTCGCTCCGCCGCTCGGGTGATATATTTTATTTTTTCTGAATTTTACGTTTCACCTGTGTCCACGTGGGTACATCATAACTACAAGTATATCGATTTGCCTTGGTATAGCAAAGTTCCCAAACAAGTTCCTCATCAACTTCGCATACGCCTACGTCTAGAAAAGGATGCATACAATAATGATCACGCGTCACCGAAACCGGTAAACCGTGAGATGGTAATGTATTACTGTTAGACGGCTTCATTGACGTTACGCCGTCTGTTTCGTGAACTTCGCCTACGGCTACGTTTCCAAAACTAGTCTTCAACATAGTATACGATAAAAACATATTATGTTGTTATAATTCAATTTTTTGTTTTTCGACGATTTTTCCTGGTTTTGCGGCGACGATTTTTCTTGGTTTTCTTGCCACCCATCGGATTCAATGCCGCCCTTTCTGCTTTGTATATTTTTACCCATTTATGTAATGGATGTGAACGATTTTTCCATATAACACTTGCTTGACCCCAAGTAGGTGGTGAACTGGAATATTCATTTTTTTTAAGATACCACGAATGAAACGCATCAATATCCTGACACTCTTTTTGAGGTGTATTTTTACTGGTTCTCGCTGCCATTATATATTATTTGTAGATTATAATACTCCAAATAATATCTACCACCACGAACGCGACTTACGTGTATTTTTCTGTTTTTTGTTCCCACGTCTGGTTTTTCTTTGATTTTTTCCACCCATCATCGGGAACAATTTTTCTTTAATGTTATCCGCCTCCTTGGAATTCATTTTGCCCTCCTCAACCAATTCTTTCAATCGTTTCAGTAAAACTTCTTTGGTACGTTCATCTAACTCTGGCATTTTTTTATATATTATCTAAATATTATAAAAATTCAACAGCTTCAAGGTAAAATTAGTTTCGACGACGTAGCCGTAGGCGAAGTTGACGGAACACACGGCGAAACGAAAGTGAAGCCGTGTACCGGTCTACGTTTCGATTTTCGCCGATTTTTTCGTTTTTTACGCAAGGTACGTTTTTTTCCTCCACTGATCTTGCGTTTTCTTGCCGCAGTGATAAATCCACTTACTCTTGTGTCGCGCGGAAACCGCGGCTCTCCTTCGCCATCCGATGTATCGAGTTCCGCGCAAGTGAGATCAAAGATAATGACTTCCGCGTATTTAAGATCGCGCAAATAATTCAACAAAAGCTCCATATTGACGTATTCAAATTTCGAATTGTAAAGTAATCCTTTTTCCGATGCGATCTTATCGTATAAATTAATATGCGAATCCGGTGGGACAATCAATCCTATTTTCCAATTGATCGCGCTCGTTAGAAATGTATCCGATTCACCATAAATATCGCCCGGTGTAACGGTAAACATCTTATTGGTCATCACATCTCCCGGACCAAAACGATCCACATTGTATCCACGGTCATAATACCAGTTATTGCGTTTGTATTGAATATCGTCAGAATTCGGAGCAATTCCCGCAATTTCCTTAGTGTCTGTTTCTTTTTTTTTCTTCATCTTTTCTACTATACCAGACATGAACTTATCCATTTCTGGCGACAAAAAATCTATCCTATCCGGATCGTATAATTTCCCCAAAAATTCGTTTTTTGCCGCGAAAGCCAAATCTTCACCATACAGCATTTTGGTATAATCGTCCACGACTGTTTCCGAAATGACGTTGACAAGTCCCGGAGGTATTTCGGTATATTTGATTATGTTCATATCTTTCGGAACACGAAATGTCTCGATACTTTCGGCCAATTGGTCGTTGTCTAAATAGTGATCCATGACCGATTCGCCTTCTTTCAGATGAAATGTATCGTGCTTGACAAAAAGTTCACCGTGTGTTGAAATAATAATGACCGCCCGTTTTTTTTCCTGAATTACAGGTTGTTTGCTAATTAAAATATCAGGTGAACTTATTTCTTTAACGTACGGACCGTGTTTTTTCTTGGCGGTGGGAATAGAATTACTTGTAAATGTCGGTTTACCTCCCAGTTTCATTGGTATAGTAAAATCCCAGATATATTATCACTGTATTTTATGTTGACCGTAAATTATAAAATATCCATCAAGAGTTTTCTTAATTCTGGATGATTTTCCACTGCTTTATAGGGATGAAACACATAAAACATCTTATCTTGCGTCACTTCAATCGGCGGTATATCTCCTTGTACCACGGTAATAAATTGCGGTGGTGTTCCCACAGCTAAATTATGATGAATGGCCAATGTATTCAACAACGCCTCAATGAAAAAAATGGTTTTTTTCGAGTTCGCATATTCTCTCACTTTGACCAACAATAACGCAGAAACACGACAAATACAAATCAAACTGTAGGCCCACGGTAAATCAATCTTACCTAATACTTGATTCCAATGCCACCATCCTTCCATATTATTTTCATATTTGATGGTATGACTACGGGTTAACAAGTCGCAATTTTTATATTTTTCGTCAATTTTCAACAACGTGAATTCAGAAAACAAAAAGACGTCATCTTCAAAAAACCACATATGTTCGTAACGCGTTTCCAAATGAGAAAAATAATACATCGCTTTGTCCCACGACATTACTGGTGGTAATTTTGTGGCAGTACTTGATCCAACAAACCCATTACGTTGGCATTCATCGTTGTCAATTTGAATAAAATGAATGGTTGGGTATTGTTCTTGATATATTTTTGTGTAATCTTCGCTGTTGTCGTCAATCATTATATATATATCGTAATGAGTAAAGGATTTTAAAAAATCTAACCATACGATATTCGGTTTTCGGGTAATTAACACCACAGCAAACGTCATTGAATAAAATATAAGACAAAACTTTATATATTTTATTCATTAATTGAATTTAATTGTCGACCCCATGGAGGTAATACATTGGTTGGAGAATAGCGAAAAATTGGTAGGTAGAACTTGATCCACATAGGTAACCTTCTGAGTAACCGTTGTTTTTACTGATATATTCAATCGGTCACGAATCTTTTGGTGCTTAGTAACGTCCTTGATTGGATGAAACAAATACATTTTGTTGTCCGAATTAATTAAGCGTTCACTGTCACCCATATGATCAATCAACTTAAATTTTTCTAATTTACCGTTGCCGCCAG